CCCCCCGTCAATTTGAATCCACCGGCCAGAATGGGTCGTGGTGATTGGAGACCACAGAGCCAGCAGGCCCCGAATATGTCTGGAGCCCAGAGGCTTTCCGGCCTACGCTCCATACCCCAAACACTTTCCCCTGCTTTTTCTGGAATTGACATGAATAACCTTCCGGCCCCGCCCACAACGGTTCCGAGTGACGTTGCGAGACTCCAGCAAGCTGGTCCCTTTCCGTTAAGCGCTCCGCCCGGGACAGAGGCTGTCGCCATACAGAGGGCTGGTGAGTTCTTGTCTCCGGGAGAGTTGCAGGCTGCGGGACAGGCTTGGCCTGATGCACCGAGGCAGCAGCGCGGGCAGCCTCCTGGTGGGCCGATGAGCGTAGACCCGCTCGCCGGGTTTGCTGCTGCCAATCCTAACCTGATGAGGGGCGATGCTCCCCCTCCCGCTCCCCCTCCCGCTCCCCCTCCCACTCCCCGTCCCCCCGTTCAGGTTGATCCAGGCTTTGATTTCAATGCCAGATACAATGAGAACTTGGCTGGCCTTGGGGCTGATCCGAGGGTGGCCCAGATGGAGGCATTGCAAGCCCAGATTGCCGGTAGGTCTGGTCCGGACTGGAGGCCAGCGGCCCAGCTTCAGTTTGCTTTAGGTATGATGGGCGGTAGGACTGTTGGTGAGGGGATACGGGCCGGTATGGAGGGTGCTGCCCCCTATATGCAGGCTGGTGCCCTGGAGACTTCAAGGCAGGAAGGTCAGGCGCTCCGGGATCAGCTTAGTGCATTGGAGAGAATGTCCGCTTCCGAGTCTGAAAGGAGGCGCGAGGCCAGGGACATGACTCGCTTCCAGTATGATCAGGAAAAGTCCGAGGAGGCTTTCAAGGAAAATGTCAGGCAATTTAACGAGAGCTTGAGTGTTAATAAGCAGAACAAGGCCCTCGAACTCGCCCTTTCCCAGTTCAAGGAGGAGATGGACATATCCCAGTTCAAGAGTGGGGAGAAGAGGAAGGTCAGGGACTCCGCCGCCGATCTGGTTCAGTCCCAGATAAAGGTTATGACTAGGGAGCCCTCTCTGGAGGAGGTTCAGTTAATGTTTGATCGGGCCTTGCGTATGCTTATAGGTCAGTCATCTTTGGGGAATATTGATTAGTGACAGCCGAGGAGTACCTAAACTCACTTAGAATTAGAGCCGGAGTATCCCCGGTTCCGATGGGTCGTGGCGCGCAGGAGGAGGAAGAGAGGAGACGATTCTTCCTCCCGAACGGCAGCCATGTGATGGTCCGTAAGGATATGTCTGATGAGGAGGCTACGGCCAAGGCTAGGGAAAGGTTCCCCGAGGCATTCGCGGTGGCCAAGCCCGATGTTGACTCCGGCCCCCTGGACGCCTTTTCCCAGACGTTCCAGAGGACCGTAGAGGGGACTATTCCCGGGGTGCAGGCCATGGGGGCTGCGATCTCAGGAGATGAGGAAGCCTATGATAGATACCAAGCCGAGGTAGCCGAGGCCAGCAGGCGTTCCCAGGCTAAAGCGCCTGGACTTCTGCGCACTGAGGACATTACAAAGGCCTACGAGGAAGAGGGGTTACTCTCCGCCGTGGGTACCGGCCTTGAGTTTGGTGCTGAGCAAATAGGTTCCAGCATGGGCCGCATGGCCCCTTCTGCCCTAGTGGGTGGCACTGCGGGTGCTGTGGCTGGTGCCGGTCTGGGTATGTTGGGTGGCCCACTCGCCCCACTGACCTCCCCGCTGGGGGCGAAGATCGGCGGCTTTGCGGGTATGACGTTGGCCAGCATGGCTGCGTATATGTCCGAGGATCTTGAGCGCTCCTACGAAGAGGGCCTCGTTGATACCAAGGATGTAAATATAGGACGAACAATAGTTGCATCGGGCGGTCAGGCCGCCCTGGATAGTCTTGGTTTTATCATTGCCGCACCGCTGAGTGCCGTCAAGGAGCCCGTTAAAAAGGCGGGCTTTGCTGCGTTAGGCAACCTGATAGACAAGATAGACGATATGGCCCCCGTGAAGCGCTTCCTTGCCACACTGGCAGAGGAGGAGGTGGCTGAGATCGGACAGCAGGCCCTTGAGAGGTGGCAGGCTGGCCTTGAGGTTAGCCCCGCTAATCAGGAAGCAGCCCAGGAATATGCAGAGATAGCCTTCGCGACCCTGTTCCCCGCTGCTGGCTTTGCCGGGGTTGGTGCAGCGAGTGCCAAGTATTCCCAGCACCAGAAGCTCCTTGAGGAGCGTAAGAAGTCAGAGATCGCAAGAGAACTCCCCAAGATCATGGAGGCAATAGAAAAAGACGAGGCCCGGAGGGCGGCTGAGTTAATCGAGTCGGATGCTGCTGACAAAGACGCGCAGCCCAGGACCAGCGCCTTCTGGAGAAGTAGGGCTGCTGAGCTTACGGGTGGATTGAGGGAGCAGTTCCTCAGGATAACCGGTGGTGCGCAGGCGGTTACTCCAAAGGATATCCATCGGATAGCGGAAGACAGAAATATTTTATGGGATGATGACCCCGCTTTCCTAGCCTTCACGAAGCGGATGACGGGATCATTTCTCTTGGATAGCCTAGATCAGCCAAGGCTGAGGGCTATGTATGACCGCATATCTGCAATGCCCAGGCAGGAGCAGCCGTCTATCCTTCAGTATGCAAGTGCCGAGGAGGCGATATCCCTAGCCGAGAGGTTTGGAAGCAGGAAGAATAAGACTGTTTCACTAGCAACTATCAAGTCGGCGCTCGGGCTGAATGATCCTAAAATTAAAGCAGAGACATCCGAGATCATGGCTCAGGGCGTCCTCGACAAGATGGTTTCGATGAGGCTTGTTGAGCGTTCCGAAAAGGGTGACAAGTATTCCCTTGTTAAGAAGACCCTCCCGCCGCAGGTGGGCGAAGACACTTACAGTTCTATCATTGACGATACGGTTGATGCTGGCGAGTTCCCGTCCCAGAGGAAATTGGCAAAGAAGTACGGGATAAAGAATAGCAAGGTATACAAGAGCATACGCGATGCTGCTGCTCGTAGGCTAGACATTGTTGAGAGGGATGGTCGCTTTGTTCCCTTCTCCCTAGACGAGAGCCTGAACAAGAACAGGTTCCAGTTGAAGGTGAACGGTGAGCTAAGGCCTCAGTTCTACTCAAGTCGGGAGGAGGCAGAGGCTGCTCGCGATGAGATCCACAGCATGGAGGGCGGCAAGACTCCAGAGCAGGCAGACAATGATCAACTCCTCCTTGCCAAGCTGGGTTCAAGCCGCTTCCTTGAAAACGAAGTGCCCTCACAAGTGGCGGAAGTTGTTGAGGTTGCTGGGCTTGAATCCCCAGAGGCTGTCAGCAGCTATAACTATAATGTGTCACACAAGGAGAGGTCGGATAAGTCCCGCTCCTGGGTTGTCAGGGATAAGCTCGGTTCCGTTGTAAAAATATTTCAGTCCAGGAAGAAGGCTCTGGACTACAAGAAAAACGCAGACCAAAACACATACGCCTACGATGTCACCAAGGACGGGACTAGGCTTGGTCGGTTTAGTACTAAGGAAGAGGCCGATGCGTTCCTGGTGGCTCAGGAAAAGACTATAAGGGACCGGAAGAGGAAGTCTGTCCTGGAGGCTCTGAGTGTCGGTGTCTTTAGCCAGGGACTTGTCGAGCGTCAGGCGGATTCCCAATCCTCCGCCTTCGCAAAATCCTACATGAAGGATGTGAAGGTATCTTCCGTTGGGGTTGGTTCAGGCCTTAGCTTCAGGCGGGAGGTTGGATTCAAGGTATCCGAAACCTCCCTGGATAGAGATGGCACCACCTCCAAGGAAAGAGTTCTTGAGTTCATTGATTACTCCCGTGAACAGGAAGCCTTGCAGAAACGCCTGGATAGGGGTGAGATAACCCAGGCTAGGTTTGACAAGGAAGAGGCCCGTCTAATTGAGAGGGCAGAGAAGGCTGCGAATAGTGTCAAGGACAAGACGCAGCACGCAAGGGTTGGCCGCGAGTCCGTCAGGGGGAGGCTTGGTGTAAGGGCTAGGCCCGACCAGGAAACCACCGAGGAGGGGAGAAGGCTTCTCTCCGAGGCTGAGATTGCTAGGGGTGCAGTCCCTGATCCGGAACTCAGGGAGATACCCGTAACTACCCTGGAGCCGGGTCGCAACATGCCCGAGGCACCTGATGGTGCAAGTGAAAGACTTGAGAAGATAGTAACCTCCCTGCGTAATTACCTAAAGGGAACTGGGCTTGATGATGTGCAGGTTAAGATATCTGAGAGCCTGGAGACCAAGGGTGCGAGTGCTACGTTTGACGATACGCGCAATCTGATAACCCTTGCCTACGACCCGTCGCTGCAGGGTATCGAGAGTGCGGAGGAAATTGTAAAAAGGCTCATACCTCTCGTCAACCATGAGACAATTCATGTCTTCAGGAAGCTGAATGTAATCAAGGCTATTGAGTGGAAGTCTCTTACTAAGTATGTCTCCAAGAAGAAGATTTCAGACAAGCGCCTTGAGCAGATCAACGACAGGCTGATCAACAGAGGGAAGGGCCCGCTTAAGAAGGGTTCCACTTATCTGGATTATGCCTACACAGTTTATTCTGATATGGGTAACAGGATTGACCAGATCAATTCACTCAAGGAGAGCCTTGAGGCTGGTGAGATAACCCAGGAGCAGTACGAGCAGGGCATAGCAAGGGAGGACTCTCTCAAATTCATCAAGGATGATTATGTAGAGGAGGCTGTCGCCCAGCTATACCAGGACTATTCTTCGGGTGCGGCGAATATCGCCGGTCAGCCCAAGGGTCTCTTGCTCAGGTCTGCCAATGTCATCAAGAGTATCGGCAGGGCTCTGATCGGTCAGGGATACAAGAGTGCAGAGGATGTATTCGCCAACCTCTATGGCGACCAGATGGCATCGAGGATCCAAGGGGGTAGGGCCCTTGATCTTTGGTGGTCACGGAGACCCGGTGAGGTGGCTGATGCCGCCAGGAGCCTGGGTGAGGGAAGAGAGGCCCTGACTGAGGCGCAGGACGTTCGCAGGCGTGAGCTTGAGTACGAACTGGCGCGTACTGGTAAGAGTAAAACTCAGGCAGAGTTGGATGAAGAGGTAGATACACAACTCGCCAGGGAGTTCGGTGGCATTGCCGGTACAGTGGGCAGTGAGGCTGGCCTGGATATCGCCCTAGAGGCTGCCGCCAAGCGTGCTGAAGCTGAAGCTGACGAGAGGAAGGAGGAGCGCAAGAGGGAAAGAAGCGGAAGAGAGCGGGCTTCGCTATCGGATAACTTCTCTAACGACGCATTGCGCAGCACTGAGGCCGATAAGCCAAGATCTCGCTCCACTATCATTCACATTTCTCCACAGGCCTTTTTGGATATCTCCAACGATGGGCGAATTGAGGAAAAGTATGAGAGTGCCAGGAGCAGGGTGAGGCGTCGGGTTAAGTTTAGCTCTGTTCCCTATATTGGCTTTGTGAATGATGGTGACGGAACTGCGACGGTTGTGGGTCATGAGGGCCGACATAGAGCCATGGCGTTGCTGGAGGAGGGGGTGGAGTCTATCCCCGTAGAATTTAGATCTTTGGAGGATAATAATATTGGCCCAGCCATTAGATGGGATGTGCAGAATGATCCCGATAATATGGTGCCCGGAGCTTGGCCAAGGGTTCTAGTTGGTCAGGACGGTAGAAATTCGATCCCCTTTCCGGTCGAAGACCTGAGGTCTGCCCCCGCTTCCAGGGTGAGTGGGAGGAGTGGTTGGAGGAGGGAGAAGAGCGGAAGGGAGCGGGCTTCGCTGATCTCGGATGAAGATGCGGAGGCTGCGGCTGAGACGCAGCGGGGTGAACCCGAAATTGTCATGGACCAAATAACGGCGGGGCGTAACTCTGCCGGGTTCATCTCAAAGCTGAAGGATTTCCTCATGGAGATCGGAGATATGCCAAACAGGGCGCAACGGCATACCGGTCACCAGATGGAAGACCTCAGAGATAAGCTCGATAAGGTTTTGACCGTAGGCAGTGGCCGCAGGCTACGGAAGCTTTTTGAAGAGTCCAGATGGATGCAGGCCGAGGAAGATATTCTATACGGATTAGAGCCTGAGCTTGTGCGGCTGGATGATTCTTACTGGGATCCTGAGCTTGAAGGCGGCTATCGCAAGGGAGGCCACAGGAATTTTTGGAAAGATGAGGGCTTTGAGAACAGGACTGCACTATATGATCATTTCCGGAACAAGCATCCAAACCTTCAGGAATTGGTTGACGGGGAGGTTGAGAGGCAGAGGGCTTCCGAGGTAGAGCCCTTGGCGCGCTATGTAGCAGCCCATGAGGAGCATACCGTTGCGCTGACGGAGATGAGCGAGCTAGGGAAGGGGATGGCAATCGACCTTGGTAATGGTGATTATGATGCTCTTTACGAGAAGGCGCGGGATCTGGATGTTTTGGTTTCTGAGTACGAAAGTCTAGAAGCGGAAGGAAGGAAGGACGAGGCCGAGGCGCTGAGGCTAAGGCCTGCCCCGGAGTCCCCCGTGCGCCCGCCGACTGGGACCAGGAGATTCCCGCCCGGTGGGTCTCCTGAACTACAGGATTCCCGGAATTGGCCCACTCCCGCTGAGATACAGGTACTGTCAGGGCAACCATTCAGCGGAACTGTCGAGAATACTTCGTTCGAGGTGGTGCGCCCACTGAATGCCCCCAAGGCGGATAGTAGTCTCGGCAACGCCTCCTGGTTCAAGGTTAACTATGATGGAAATGGCAATTCGTCAGAGTCCGGTATGCCCCTTGTTGTCCTCTCCGGCCACCACGAACCCGCGCAGGTTGCCCCGGACGGCTCGGAGATAAAAGAGCGTGGCTTTGGTGCTGCCCATATAGAGAGCCACAACCAAGAGATAGAGGATCTTACTTCCTACAACAACTGGCAGGAGCTTGTCACTGCATTTTCCCGGGCGATGAGGGATTTCCCTGCCAAGGTTAAGACAGGTGAGATCACCCCCTATGCTGAGCCAGGTAGCGTTTCATATATTTGGAACGATCCAAGCTCGGAGGCAGACAACATCCTCATACACACAGTCAGCGCAAACAAGGAGGGGTTGGGGGATGTTTCCTACCTTGTGTCTGCTTATCCTACGGATACTTTCTCCGTTGTTGGGGGCAGTAGGAGGAATAAAACTGGTCATCTACATGGCCCGGACGCCAGCGTTGAATCCGTTAAGACCTTCTTGAACCCGGGCAATGCACGCAAGTTCGGTGATTCAGATCGCCGCAGGCACGCAGTCGATTCCTATGAGGGACGGCCTCCGAAGGTGAGGGAGGCTATGGAACAGGTCCTCGGTCGGTCTCGCACGAAGAACATGAGAACCCTGTGGGGATCCCTTGGTGAGGCGCTGAGGTCTACCGATAAGTCCATGATTGATAAGTGGACTGCGATGACCATGAACAGATTCAAGAGGATTGAGCGTTACGGGGAGTGGGCAAGGGAGAAGGCTTCCAAGCTGGGACTAGAGGGATTGCACGACCTTGCGGATGTGTCAGCCCACTCAATGGCGCTTATGTCTGACAAGGCCCAGTCACTGCTTGCTTCATCCATGAGGGACGGGATACTCACCTACCGACATGGAGTCCCCATGGTCGAAACCCTTAAGCTCGTTACGGAAGCCAGGGCTAAGGTCATCGACCCCACCACGGGCGATCTTGTCGATGGCGATCTGATCTCCATACCGGATCTCTACAGTGAAGGCCAAACGGGTGGCATGTTCCCGATGCTTGAAGCTCTGGCGACCCCATCGAAGAATCTTATACCCGAACTAATGCTGTACATGAGAGCGCTTCGTGGGTACAGACTCGACAGGGAGGGTAGGTCTTCTGGCCTTAGTAAGGAATCTATCGAGGCTGGATTCCAGGTGGCCAAGGATAATCCTGAGATAGTAGTTGTTGCGCAGAACCTGCAGAATTGGAATGAGGGGATCATACAGCTACAAGTTGATGCTGGCCTCATTACTAAGGAGATGGGGGATGTGTACAGGAAATACTCTGACTACATTCCTTTCTATCTCAACCTTGAGGACACAACGACAGATGCTATCGAAGATGTGATGCTCAAGGAGTTGGGCAGGCGTGACGAAATGTTCCTAGCTGGAGGTATCGCAAATCAAAATCCCTCTAGGAAATTCAAGGGCATCCGAGAAGGTGCTGAGTTTGAGAATCCCATTGAGTCTATTACTAAGAATGCTAAGGCGGCCATCCATTCAAGCCTGCAGAATATTGCTTCTCAGCGTGCGATCAGGGATATGCTTATGTTGGGGCTTGGGAGAGAAGTCAGGTCTTCAGACAGGTCCAAGCTGGGATTTTCCGACAGGGGCCGGATGGTTACAGTCAGACACAGGGGTGAGCCTAGGCATTTCCTGCTAGATGATCCGCTGTTCCATGAGGCTATGGTCGGAGCGTTCGACGGTATCAGTCCATGGATGGAGCATCTGGGTATGCCAGCCAGGGTACTCCGTGGCCTCGTTACACGATCACCCGAGTATCTCATCGCTAACATGCTGAGAGACTCGATGCACGTATATATATTGAACGGTGGTGAATCGACTCCAATTATAGATGCCAGTAAGACGATGACAAAGAACCTTACGAAGATGCCAAAGGGTGAAGCAAACGAAACGTATACCCTTCTTCAGAGGCTCGGTGTTGTTAGTGGTGTTGAGCAGGCAGAGCTTACCCCGGAAAGGTTGGCGAACAGATTCGCCAGGAAGACTGGAGAGGGGAGTGGGGTAGGTCGTCTCTTGACCAAGCTCTGGGATGTTACCGGAGAGATGAGTTCCAGGTCTGAGTCTGCAACCAGGGAAAATGTTTACGAGACCACGTACCAGCACGCTCTCAAGAAATACAGCGACATGGGATTTAACTATGTCGATAGCAACGGTATCAATGTGGCCGAGAGAAAGGCCATGGGTGAGGCGGCGAACCAAGCGATTGAGGTTCTTAACTTCAGTCGAAGGGGTAACAATGGTTTCGTCAAGTTTGTTACAGCTACTGTACCCTTCTTGAATTCTAGATTGCAGGGCCTGGGCGTTATGGCGAGATCGCTTCGGGGCAACAGCATTACGGGCAGGCTGAACCCGGATGCAACCAAGAGGGTTATGATCAATAGGGCGATGACCGTATCAACTATATCCGCCCTGTATGCGATCATGTCTGAGATGGACGAAGACTGGGACAACATACCCAGCGAGATACGTGAAAACAACTGGCTGATCCCCATTACATTTGAAGACAAGAGATGGCTGTCTATCCCGATCCCGTTTGAGGCCGGTGTTGCGTGGAAAGCTATTCCTGAGATGATTACAAGATTGATAATGGGGCAGCTTTCGGACGGCAGGAGCGGGACCAGTTCCAAGGAATTTTTCGAGTCCTTCCGGCATCACATAGGTTCCACCCTTAACTTCAACCCCCTACCGCAGGCGCTCCGGCCACTGTATGAGTGGCTTGCAAATCAAAATATATTCACTGGCAATCCAATCGTTCCACACTGGCAAGAGAACATGAAAGCCAGTGAACAGTTTGGTGACTCGACCACTGCTCAGGCCATCCTTGCTGGCAAGATGACTGGCTTGAGCCCCAAGAAGATAGATAACACGATGAAGACTATCTTTGGTGGTGTCGGGATATGGGGTATCCAGATGGTAGATTTCATGTTGAGGCAGGGTATCCCCGACATGCCAACGCGCCCAGCGCCTAGGCTTACAGACCTTCCGATCATTCGGAGGTTTGTGAAGGATGCCTATGGCCCCGGCCTGAAGAATGACTTCTATGATATTAGGAGTTCTGTCAGGGGTGTTGTCCAGGCAATCAATCAGGCCAAGGGTGATGACCCGGAGAGGGCAGCCGAGTTAATCATGGACAATCGCGAGCTTCTGTCTGCGAGGAAGGCTGTTGGTGTTATCGATAAGAGGCTGTCCAAGATAAGGAAGGCTAGATCTCAGGCGTTCCGCAACAACACCCTGACCAGGGAGATGGATGACAAGCTGGATGAGATGGAAAAGGAAGCACTCAAGATGGTGCCCACGCTGAAGAGGATGATCGCTGGATGGGAGTGAGGCTCTCTGAGCACTTTACCCTAAGTGAATTAACCAAGAGTTCTACAGCACTCCGCAGGGGGATTCCGAATGAGCCCGGAATTGTGGAGGTGGGAAACTTGAAGGAACTATGTAGTGCTATACTAGAGCCTGTTCGTGCAGCCTTCGGTGTGCCGTTCAGTCCCTCGTCTGGGTACAGATCTCTTATACTCAATAACGAAATTGGATCGAGCCCGGAGAGTCAGCACATAAGAGGTGAGGCTGCGGATATAGAGATACCCGGGGTGCCCAACTTTGAGTTGGCGTCATGGATATCCGATAACTTAGAATTTGATCAGCTTGTTCTGGAACATTACAGTAGTGATGATCCATCGTCTGGCTGGGTTCATGTTTCTTATGTAGGCAAAAATAGGGGTGAGGTTCTCAGGTTCAATGGTGAAACCTGGGGCCTTGGCCTAACTTAACAACAGAGGTGTGTCATGGATTTTATTTCGGTAGTTCAATCATTGAATTGGGAGTCGATTGTGGGGATTGCCCTTCAGGCTGTAGGATTATTTTCGCTGATCGCAACCCAGACGAGCAACGCAGCGGACAATGTGATCGCTGATTTTCTACTCAGGGTTGTTAATTTCCTGGGTGGTAACTTTGGTAAGGCTAAAAATATCCAGTGAGCTACTTGTCTGTCGCTCTCTTTGGCGTGTTCGCTCTCGTCGTGGTCCTGGCATTTGTGTCTAAGATCTCGGAATCAAAGGGGGGTGCGGATGCTGCGCTTTCAAGTGCCGCTGATATGTACAAAGGGGTTCGTGAATATGTCAAGAGGACTCGCCGTCCTATCCTTAGCGGTCATGATCTCGTCCGCAGGCTGCGCTCATGGTCCTCCGAAAGAGATTGAGTGCCCAGCGCCATCGGTTAGTGTATCTGCTGAGCTTGAGGAGATGTATCTCAGGGGGGATTGGTTTCGTTATAGTGGCCTGATCTCATGGATAGGTGAGATGGAGAGGCATTGCAGTGCCCTATGAGCGACAAGAATCCTGAGCCCGTTGTCTTCAAGCCTCCCCGTAGCCGCAAGTGTATGATTTGCAACGATGAGGAGATGTCATCCTGGCTCTCGGAGTGCCTGAAGATAACGGAGGAGTCTGGCCAGCCGAAGCCGAGTGCACGGTTTGTTCATGGGGAATTGTCTGGGGCTTTCGGTAAGCGGTCACCGGCTCATGAGAATTCAACGAGGCGTCACCTTGAACTGCATGACTCTAGATGGGGTGCATGGTGAGGCCCCCCAAGCCATTCGTAGATAGGGAGAGGGAAGAGGCCGAAGAGTTCCGTGAGCGGAGAGAGTCACGGAGGATCGGCAAGCATAAGATAAAGAAGTTACAGAAGATTGCGATACCTAAACGCCCGACTAAGGTGCACTTGGTTATCGGAGACTCCCATGCACATTGGGAAGAGGGCAATCAAAGGTTTGAAGCATTGGGGCGTATGGTTAAAGCCATACGCCCTGATTGCGTTATTGACCTTGGTGATAGCGCTGACATGTCTAGTCTGCTTGGTATTGAGTCTGGATCAAAAGGTCCAATCTTTGAGGGGTTCAGCTACTGGAAAGATATTGATGTATATACTGATGCTAAGGAGCGGTACCATCATTATTTGAAAGGTACTAATAAATATCCTAGACACATCAGACTCATGGGTAATCATGAGGACAGGATCACTCGCTTGCTGGAGCTTGAGCCCAGGTTCAGGGGGATCATAGATCTTGATGACCTGGGTGATTCAGACTTCGGCAGGGATGGATGGGAGGTCTATCCATTCCTTGAGGCTGCGCATGTAGACGGGGTGGTCTATTCCCACTACTTCAAATCTCCAGGTGGGAAGAGGCCAGTGTCAGGGGTTGTTCCAACCAGATCAGTCCTGATGAAGTACCCGGGATCCTTCACCAGGGTCTTCGGTCACACGCATTCCTTTGGGTTCTTTGAGGATGCGGACGGTGCGCCCGGTGATCACTTCAAGAAGATATCTTCTATCAATGCCGGGTGCTTCTTCTCTCCCAAGATGTCTGGGATGAGGTGGTCTGGTACCGACAAGAACAGGTGGCGCTCTGGTATTCTTGTGCTTGAAATCGAGTCGGGTGATTTCTCTGGGACATTGGGCCAGCTTAAATCATGGAAATGGTTTGACTACTGGGATGTCATGTCGGAGTGGGGATAAGTGCGCCTCAAGAAGAGGGACAGGCTTCATCAGGTATTCAGGTGGCTGAAGGATAAGCATCCTGTCGATGGGAATGTCCGTCTACGACTTGAGTCAAAGATGCCCAAGGGAATGCGCGATTGCGAAGGCGCTGTCTGGTTGTCGGATTCGCCACTGATCAGGGTTTCCCGGACACTCAACAGGAGTGGCTGTGTCTACTGCTTATTCCATGAGTATGCCCATGTTATTATATACGAGCGGGACCCGAAATATCTAGGCGACGACCATTGTGATTCTTTTTATAGAGTACTCGGAAAGATAGAGAGGTCTTGGCTCAATGGTGGTGAGAAGGAAAGTATGAAATTTTAGCCGATCTTATTGGTTTCAATCCCTATCTTCCGCTCAAGGTACCACTTGGCTTTCTCAAGGTCGGCTACGTAATCCTTTTGGTCATCGCCCTTCAGGCCAAATCTCCCTATGTATTTCAATACACATGCCAAGTGATGGCCTAGTTCCCAATCTTCGATTACATCCATGGGCTCTATCTTCTTAGACGCATAGTAGTCCGGATCAATCTTAGTGCTTGGCTTCCTGGGGGTGGGGGTTTCAGCCGGTGATTCCCTGCGCCTTATCCCTTGCATGTAGCCAGGATTTTGCAACTCAATTCCCCCCTGTCTGGTGCTTCCTGAAGTCAATGACTATGGATCTAAACTTATCCCTAGCCTCATCGCTGTGAGCTAGGTCGGATCTGCTTTGTATCTGCAGCGCCCTTCGCAGGATGTCTGCGCACTCCGCCTCGTCGATGGGATTACCAACCTTCATCTCTTCCGGTGGCCGGAGTTCGTAGAATTTCCAGGAGATGTAGTCTCGAAACTCTTCGTCCCTGCATAGCTCTCCCGCTGTGGACACCGCACGCTTACCCTTGATGACTTCTTCGGGTATGACAAGTGATTCATCGTCACCAATCTGGAACATTACACACTGGAACCTAGTTCCAAGCGGTGCATCCAGCAGTGGGCTAGGTGCTTCAGATGGGTGTACGCTAAAGCCAAAGACCCACCCGTTCTTATCCTTCCTGAGGATCATCAAGGATCCCTCGAAAGATTGTGCAGCATCTCTCACCTCATCCATTCTTCCACTCCTTAAAGAAATTCTCAGACCATTTGATTGGGTCTATACCCTGTTCGATCCACCATGCATCTTCCCTCCCCCTAGTGTGACATGAGGCGTGACACTTCCAGCATAGTGGAACTGTCCACTTGTCGGAAACCTTCTGGCCCATGCCACTCTTCTCCGAATGCCTAAGATGGTGTGCATGATTTCTTGGGGGGGAGCCACAGATGAGGCATGGCTCCCCCCTTACCCGATCTAAAAACTTCTTAGACCGTAACTTCCCCCCCTTAGGTCTGCTACCAGGGTAGATCATCTTCCTTGGGAGCCCGCTTGGGCTTGTCATTCTTGCCGCTACCGTCATCCAACTCTATGGTGACGAAGAGGTAGGGGTTTCCGTTCTTGGATGTCCTTTCCCAACCGGCTGCCCTCACCTTGATAGCCCCCGGGTCCTTGGATTCCCTCGCCTGCATGACAATCTTGGAGAGGGCTTCCTTCGGGATCTCACCCGTACCCGTCTTGTCGGGGTGGTTCTCTGCCTTCTTGTAGCTGTTGTCGTACAGCCACAGCTTTACCTTTTCTTCTGCCACGTTAGTTCTCCTTTTCTATTTCCTTCTTACGTTTAGCAAATTCGTCAACGACTTCATTGTATGACTTGTTGTTGCTTTCCCTCAACTTATCCAACTCCTCCTTGTTCCTTTCCCACCATGACCGCAGATCATCATTGCTCTCTGCACCCTTGAGAAACTCAGCATACACATTCGCAACCGGACCCTTACCGTTACTGCCAGCCTTGGGCTTGGTGGTCTGACCCGCCACCCTAGCGGACTTCTTTGTTGGCTTGCGATCCTGGGCCTTGGACCCATCATCATCCTCCGCAATCGGCTGCGCACCGCATACACCAAGAAATGTATACCTCTTGTAGTAGGTACTGGCACTTCCATGATCCTGCGGTCCACCCTCTAGCCTCATTGGTAGTTCCGATATGAGTTGCTCACCCGACGATGGGTGGAAGAGTACCGTTGCCTGTATGGTGATACCATCATCCCTGACCCTGCTCGGGTGTATTGCAAGTATACCCTCCACTGCGAGGGCTGGCTTAATTGCCTCGTAGCAAACTTCAAGTGGTGCATACTTGTACTTGAAGGCATCGGTATTCTTTTCGATGGGCTTGAAATTTCCCTGAGCCCGAAGCAGAGCAGCAGTGATTATCTTCATAGCTTATCCAACTCCTGTTTGTCTTTGTACTGTTTGAATTGAGTGCACACACTCGCTACACCGCAGTAGTTCCCCTCGCACCTAGCCCTCCTCCCCGGCCTTACCTCCGTTGTTGCGCCCACTCCCAGTTCTGACCTGAACATCTCTGCGGAGTGATGGTGATCGAATAGTCTGGTCGCCCGCTTCTTCTTGGATCCATCCTTGTTTATACCAAAGACTGCATACACTGGTGGGCTTGACCACATCTCTTCTTCGCTGCAATCAGGCAGACCCTCCTCTTTGTGTGCCTTAACTCTATCCTCAACAAATTTCCAGGTGTCACCGATGTCCCACATCCGTATGGGAATCCTAATGACTGCGGACTGGGGGTAATCCTTGTCCCTTTCCGCCGCCGCCCGGGTCCAATCCCTAACCACGGCCACCACCTCAAGGCCCTTGATTGTGTGGTCATTCACCTCTGCCAGTAGCCGGTATACATTGAGTTGTTCTTCCCAATCAATCTTACCCCCAGGACTCTTCTTGATGGCAAATGCGGAGCATGTCTTGTAATCAGACAGCACCCACCCACCCTCTACTGGTGACCTGAGATCTACCTGTCCCGATATTACAGTATCTCCGAAGGATTGGTATAGCCTTTCCTCCACCACATCCTCTTCGTCAGCACCAGTCTCAAGGATGTTGTGAACGGCGGTGCCAAGGATTGACATGATCCTTTCGGATATGTCTTCCGTGAGTTCCTCATGGTGTGCCTGCCTGAGTTTGCGAATCCTGGCAGATCCGATCAGGGTCGTAACGCCCATGTCCGCATCACCACTAGAGTAGCTGTTGGCTTTCTCAAAGTTCAAGAAAGTGTCCGGGATGTTGTATCGGTTCGTTACTTTCATTCGTCCTCCTGGGGCCACTCTAGCCCCTTTTGCATTGCGGTCAATAGGTCTTGGGCTATTCTTTTGACATGATTGATATTGAAATTATCGGTGAGCCTGCATCTGCAAAAAACCAGAGACGCATAGTGTTCGTTGGCGGAAAGCCGCGTATAATAAAGTCGAAGAAGGCGCTTGATTACTGTGAAACATTTCGGCATCAATGCGGGATCATGGATCCTTTGATTGAGGGGGATGTCGCAGTGCGAATTGATGTGTGGTATGCGTCAAGGCGTCCTGATTTGGCGTGTGCTGACCTCATAATGGACCTACTGCAGGGCCTTGTTTACAAGAATGATCGTCAGGTCAAAGCCGTTATGTCAATCTGGAATCTAGACAGGGACAATCCAAGATGCAGGATACGGATCTCGACGTTGCCGGAGTCAAGCGACTCGCAAGGGCTGTCATCGTTCAAGCTATCAGAGATTTGGGGGGAGTGGACATAAGCGGGCTACCCCAGGGCCCGCAAAGGGATGATGTCCTCACCTTTATATTCTCCCCCAACTTCGATGTGATCTCTGAGCTTGCCGGGTGGGAGGGTGAGTGGTTGCTCGATGTGTTCAAGTCTGTAGACAATCTTGCTGATAGTGTCAAGAGAGGTATTACACGGCAAACCGTTACCATGATGCGCGATCTGCCATAGATCTGTGCGGCTTGTGCCGGTTGTGCCGGTTAGTTTATGGGGTGAGGGGGTATACCCCCGGGGGTATAAATATTTTTCCGGGGGGCACAGTTCAGTCCACCGGGCAAGATATTTATTGGTCACCATGGTATTTATAAAACACAGGAGGTCTGACTTGGAGAGTGTGAGGGGGGTGGTGGAAGAGGTTCGCAGCACTACGGGTGCCAGCAGCAAGAGGGTGCGCTGTCCCGAGTGTGGGCCAGAGCGTCGTAAGCAGAACGAGAAGACACTATCGTTGACATTTGACAGGGAATTTGCCCTGTTCTTCTGCCATCACTGCGAGATTCATGGCAGGATAGACTATGAGGAAGGCGTAGAATTGGATGAGGTGACCTCTGAGCCGAGTTCTGGTGAGTCATTGTGTCAGCAGCACGTAGAATGGTTGAGGGATTCTAGGGGTATTAGCGAGGCCACGGCGAGAGATTGTGGTCTTGTGTCTGGTGAGGTGTACATCAGGTCTAGGTCTAGAGAGGTTCTCTGCGTAGGATTTAGATACGACAATGAAGATGGCAGTCATGCGGTCAAGTGGAGGGACGGGGGGAAAAACTTTACACAGACCGGAAGCGCCCGCTCCCTGTGGCGTATAGAGAAATTCTCCGGCGGTGATCTCGTCATCTGTGAGGGCGAACTGGATGCACTTTCGTTCGAGGAGGCTGGGATATTTGCGACGAGTGTTCCAAATGGTGCACCCTCTGGAGAGGTTAAGGGATCTGCTGCCAAGAAATTCTCCTACCTGTGGGGCAAGGTTATAGAGGGTGCGGATAGGATCATCCTCGCCACGGACATGGACGGTCCAGGGAGGATACTCTCTGAAGAGATTGCGAGGAGGGTGGGCAAGGCAAGGTGTTGGAATGTAAGATTTCCCGAAGGTTGCAAGGATGCGAACGACCTACTGGTTAGGGATGGCAAGGAAGCGTTGGTCGAATGTCTCAAGGCGGCTACTCCCTGGCCGATATCCGGGCTGCGAGATCCCTCTGAATACAGGGAGGATGCAGTAGCACTGTTCAATGGTGGGTTTAAGAAGGGGCATGGATCAGGCATACCTGAGGTAGACGAGATCTACCGAGTGCTTCCCCAAACCCTGACTATATGTACAGGGATACCCGGATCTGGTAAGTCTGCGTTCCTGACATGGCTTTCCGTTATCCTTGCCCGTGACCATGAGTGGAACTGTGCGGTTCTTTCGGCAGAGACTTCATCCGAGATCCACATGCTGCAGATGGCGGCTGCGTACATGGGCAAGCCATATATGGGTGAGTCGAGGATGACAGAGGACGAGCTTTCTGTTGGCCTAGACTGGGTGTCTGAGCGTTTTGTTTTCATTGATGAGTCGGACACAGACATCACATCGGTACTTGACCGTGCCCATGCTGCGGTACTGAGGAATGGCGTGCGTCTACTTATGGTTGATCCGTATAACTTCCTGACTGGTACCGTGGGGCAGGATGACCCCACAGGGGTTGCGCATATCAACTCCCTGCTGATCGCATTGAAGGGGTTTGCAGTCGAGAGGGGGATAGCTGTCTGGCTTGTCGCACACCCCACCAAGATGTATCGGTCAAGTGACGGGTCAGTACCCGTTCCCGTTGGTTACGATATCTCTGGTAGTTCTGCATTCTACAACGTGGCAGATTCAGGGCTAACCCTTAGCCGTGACGGAGAAGGGAAGTCGAAGGTTACGTGTTGGAAGGCCAGATTCCCTTGGATAGGTAGACCCGGGGAGGCTTCTGTGAAATTCAATCCAAACTCAGGCGTGTTCTCGGGACTGGTATTCGGCTGGGAGGGTGGTGAATTTGACGAGTCTTTTCTGGAATGAGGGGTGCAGTGCATTGTCCCAGGTCCCAAAGAAAGAGCAGCTATCGAAGCGCGGCTTTCTCTCTGAAGATGTTGACATAAAAGGTCTTGTAAAGAGAAATAGGGTAGTTGATCAAACGATATTTGATGCCATGTTCCTGATGGAGATGATAGAGCAGTCGCATCACGAAGCTGCGCACCTATTCCTTGAGGATCTCATAAGGTCTGGCGCAACGACTAGCGGATTCTCGCTTGAGTCTTCATCAAACTCACCGGCCTACGCAGTTGCCAATTCAATTGCTGATAGGAGGATGGCGTTCTCATCCAGTTATCGTCGCGTGGTAAACGATTGCGGGGAGGACAGTGCCTCCAGGATGATGATGATATACGGAATAGTATACGAGTATCCGACATCCAAGAAAGTTCTTGCGTCTATAGCTGATGAGTTACTGTGCTGCCTTGAATCCCTTTCGGGATTCTTTGGCACCCGTGGGTCACTGGACCCACGGAAGGTAGTGCGGCGGCAGATTGGTCCGTGGGGTAGGGACAAAAAGAAAAAAGCCCCGTAAAAACGGGGCCTTTCCTAGGGGGGAGGGCCACTGTGAGTGACCCTCCCCCGCACAGGAGAACCAATGGGCAACCTACCCTCTTGGCATACCTATACTATGGAGCATTAACCATAGTTTGTCAAGCGTTCAGAAGAACGATGGGAAAAGGATAGGTTCATACTCATCCAACTTACTACCACATTCTTGGTTCATGTGATTCATGGACATGTAGTAGTCTATTTTCCCACCGGACCCGCTCGCGATACACCTACCACTCTGCATGATAACAAACCATAGTGGTTTACTTTCATCTGCAGCCCCGGCAATGCTTGACGCAACAAACTCCATTGAGTGTGGGTCTGGCGGTATTGAATTAATCTCCGATAAGCCAGGGAATCCCAGATTTTTTAAGGATTTCATTTGCTCTCCTGATGGACCAGCTTTTTAAGTCGGGCTCCATTCCCACGCTGCGGAATAGGTTCCCATAAATAGCTTCCTCTATATCCCCACGGGTCTCTCCAGATTCATGGGCAGACTGTGCCATCTTCCCAAGCTCCTGATCTCTTGTCTCTTCTGTCTTGCTCAAAGTCTATTCTCCCCCTTAAGGTATTCCCTAAGGATAACACTAACTTGATTACTCAAACTCCTGTGGTTTTCGCTAGCGAGTTTGCGGAGAGACTCCTTCATTCTCTTTCCATCCTCACCGGGTGGGAGAGATAGTACCAAATTATTCTGCGGCTTTCGTTCCGTTGTCTGAATCTTCTCGCTCTCCATCGGGTTCCCCTTCCTGTTTATTTTTTCGTGCGCACTGACATTGTTCAAATTCGATACAATTTCCGAGCGGGTTTGAAACCCATCTCTTATCGCCGCATATGGGACACGGTTCCACATCATACCTCCTTGAATATTTCTAGAATCTCACCTGATTCAACGTCAACAAGCACAGAGTTCGGCCTGCTAACGTCTCCGGTTTGGTCAAGTTGGAAAGCTGTCTTCAGATCATCGTCCAACTCCACTGCAGTAGCAGTTGATGCCGGTCCGGGTATCTCCGCTCTCCTACCCGGGGGTTCAGAAAGGGAGTAGGCCCATACGTCGGACCCATTCCATTCTGTTTTGAATCTCCATCCACTAAATGACATGATAAACCTCCATGTGTATACATTAGCACAATGTACTACACCTTCAAGAGCTTTGGTTTCCCATACGCATTGAACGTAATCGGCTTCCCCGCGTCCGGATTCGTGCAGTCTGGTTGGTTATCACACTGGTTTTCACTCCAGTGTATTTTACAGAATTCACATATCAAATCAGAGTCGAATTTGTGGGGCCATGCTGGCTTTATTCTAGAGTTGGGGTACCTCCTCGCATACTCCTCCCTTACATCCTTAAGGTTCTTTATCTCCCCCCTCACCATGGCCCTGCGCTCCCTAGCTGCGCCTCGCTTGCATGTCGAGTTGCAGTAGCGCTTTCCATACCTCTTGATCAGGAGTTGGTCGAGAGTCTTGTTGCAGTATCCGCATTTGAAATCATTCTTACTCATCCATCTACTCCTCTCCGAATACGAGTAGGCTCTGCGTCCAACCGGGCTTGTAGCTCTGGTCAAGTATCACATCAGACTTAGTTTCTATCCAGCACCTAGCACCGCACGGCAGCGGCTTGTCCGGGCTATAGATAACCTTGGATGGTCCAAGGATCTCGACCCCGTGAGCGTACTCGTTACCCTTGTATGTTTTTACAGTGATGGCTGGTTCCCTCAGCCCTTTCTTTGCATTGTTCTTTATCACATGCTGGTTTATGTGGATTACCCGTTTCATTTTTAAGTTCTCCTGTTGCCCCCCTCCCCGCGACCCCCCCGGGTTAATGGGGAGAGGGGCTGCCGGGAATTATCCGGCTCTTCTGGTTGAGAGAAATTTCTGCCAGTCCGGATGCCCAGGCCACACGGTACAATACTTAGCCCTGTTACATTCCGGACAGATCCCCTTGAAGTTAATGGTGCAGTGGCGTCCACCCATAGCCAGGGGCATGACATGATCAGTCTGTGTTGCTGGCTTCTTTACACACACGTAGCATGTTCCGGACGCTGCCGCACGGTAACCATCGCCACAGCAGTGGCTACACAAGGAACCACTCTTGCGTGCCCTCCGCCTCGCCCCCCTCTCCCGCTCAAGCCATGGCTTGATCGTGCGTTGGACGGAGGCATACAACCTGGAGTATTCACGATTATCTTTGCGCCACTGCAGGCTGTATTCCTTGTTGTACTCCTTTACCTTGTCAATGTTTTTAGACACCCAACTCCTCCTGTGAATAAGGTTTACTCCGGGGTTATTGTCTTTCCATTTCCTGGATGATTCACGGGAACATTCCCGACACCTCCACTTACCGCCCCTGGATCTAGACTTATCCTTCACCCAAATCTTTTTACTTCCATGCTTATTGCATACATTGTCAATCATTGGGAACCTCCACTTCGATAACGTCTCCGAACGGCGGGCGATTCGACCACCCGTTTCCATCGTAGACGGGCTCGGATGTCGCCCAAAGCACAGGGCATTCCGGCTCATCACCGTACCTACTGTCGCCCAGGTCTGTAAATATAATTAGGGAGTCCGGCTCCTGATCTTGTCTCTTGAGCCAATTCATTACACATTCAAAGCGAGTTCCCCCGCCCACCCTGAACCTGCTGGGCACCTCGTCTCCACCGTAGATCTCCTTGATGTGCTTTCCCTGAATTGCAGAATTGAATGGCAGGAGCGTGATCCTTTCTGCGGGGATCTCGTATCGCATGATATTTATTTGCTTGATGAAGGCATCGCACTCCCTCTGCATGATGGATCCGGAAACATCAATAGCTATTACAACCCAGTTGAGTCCACCCTTCTCCATGGATGGTGCCCATATACCCGAAGGGATATACCTCCGGTTGGGCTTGCTCCATGTCTCATTGTAGGGGTCACCGGATCCAGACCAGAAATCCTTGAGGAGTGAATCCCATCCAGCGGACGGTGACAGGATGTCATTGACGGCACGCTCATGCAATGTCCCAGTCGAGTTGCCTGCATCACGCGCCACTGATGTTGCGTTGACGATCTCGGACTGCAGCTTGCGCATCTCGTCGTGCTTCTGTTCCTTGCTGAGTTCTGCACCGCTCACATCACGGGCATCCCATACTTCACCGGGCTGCTTGGGCTTCTTAACCTCAGCGACCTCTGCCTTCTCTACCTTATTCTTCTCATCCTTCTTGTCCTTCCCCTCCCCATCGCCGCCGCCGGTGGCTCCCTGAGTTGTATCATTAACAATCTCACGGCCACCCCCACCCCCCGTGGGCTTGGGCTTGGGCGCCTGGGCCATCACTTCACCATACACCCTCTCCGCACTCCACCCCTTAAACTTCTGATCACACAGCCATCCCTCACCGAGCTTCAGTCCAGACTCCACGATCAGGTGATTGACAGCATGATCTGTTGCTTCGTTCCACAACTCATGGTCACGCCTACCCCTGCGAAGATGGTGGGCGAGTGCCTTGTGAGACGTTTCATGCACAAGAAGTGCGAGCTTCTCATCCTCGGTGAGCCCCATGTAGTAGTCGGGGTTCACGAAGAGATGGGCCCCATCGGTTGCTGCAGTGTCAACTGGGTTCCCGTAAAACTCACTACAGACAACTATCTTGAAGCTCATTGCGAGCGCACCGTAGTAAGGGAGTTGCGTGAGGCATCGGTATCGAGTCCTCACTACAGACTTATATGCAGCATCAATCTTTGCTTGATCTACTTCCACTTGGTTCTCCTTGGGGAGGGGGTTTCCCCCCTCCCAGCTAATTGTCACCGTTGTTTTTTATGCGAAGTTCAGTTCCTTGTAGCGAACCTGAGCATCACTCCATACGCTGGTGTTTGCAAACTCAGGGTATGCCTGCTTGCACAGGTTGAGTGCGAACAGGGTCATCTCGTCAGACATTCTGTCGAAATATTTTACGTATGCCTCGAAGATCCTCGTCTCCACATGCACGCTCCTCTTCTTGCAATCATTGAGAAAACATGCACAGTTAGAGATGACAGCATACTGACCCGAAGGTCCGATCTCTGGGTTATTATCTCCGGGGAGAAGTGCACCCTCGGGATCATCCACGATCTCCTCCCGCGTCGGAAGATCCGACTCCATCAGGAAGAATGCCCTGATCTCAGCCCACATCCTCTCCCCAACACAGCCGGGAGCGAGGGCATCAAGGATGCGTTCGTTCACATCCTGCTCCAGGAGAGAGTTCAGCTTCTGGAGTCCACGCGGAGAGGGTTGAACCTTCGCCTTCGTGTTGGGGTCAAACCCACTGAGAAGATCCTTGCTGGTAACGTCGGACCACTCAAGCATGTTGATGAGGCGACGATCCCACTCGCTATCCTCGGCGTGCTTGATGAGCCTACTCATCGACACTCCCATGGGCACAGTGATGATGCGACCCTCCCGAATGGAGCGAGGGAGCGGGCGAGCGCCGCACTTATCCTCGGGGCGATTGCCAGCAGCCATGTACACACAGTTGCTAGCCTTCTTCTTACCCCGAATCTCACCAGACTCAACGACGGACTGCCATGCCGAGAGTGTCGCAGGGTTAGCGTTAGGAAGCTCGTCCCAGAATACAATCACAATGTCATACTTCTCGTCTCCCGCCGCACGCCCAAGCACATCGTCAGGCACAAGGAAGTTCAGAGTTCCAGTCTTGAAGTCCGGGGCCGGGGCACCGAAGTCCACGCTATCACTCTGCGAGAGGATGTTCGTGCGAACAAGAACCTTGGGCCGGTTCAGTTCCAGAAACTCCGACCCGTTCCGCAGCTTCCACTCAGGGTAGGCAAGAATCATCTGAGTCTTCCCGATACCAGGGATAGCCTCAAGATAAATAATGGAAGAGTCACCCCTGAGTTGTGCTTCAACTGAGGCGTCGAACAGTTGCATCATCTCTTCCGTCGAGAAGTCATCGGTCTTGTTGAATTCCATTTTAGTTCTCCTGTTTTAGAATTTTCTAGAAGTCTCGCTTGGTACCAAACCGCCCCACCTTGGAGAGGATGTCCGTAGCCTTGGTCTGGATATCTTTCCTGAGTTCGGGTGATTCCCGAAGTGCCTCAGGTGAGACAGGGCAGATGTCATTGACCAGCCTGCGCCTTACCTCCTCAATCGCAGGGTCATCAGTGATGTTGAAATGCTCAAGCAAACCAGCAATGTCACGTACATTAGTAATGATAGTGTCATGGAATCTACCCACTACCTTCCCGTCTGCATCCTTACCGTAAGCACCCATCCGATCAACCATCCGGGTGAGTACTTCCTCCACTCGGTCAGCCACATTGCGGACGGTTCCCTCCATCCTTGTTTTCTCAGCAGCCTTAACATCTTGGATGAATCGCTCACGCATTTCTCTCGGGAGCCCGCCAACCCTGATGTCGTCCACACTCGTCACAGTTCCGGGTACAATATCAATGTGGAATTTGGCTCTTGCTGCATCTACCGAAGGGAATTCAATCCCATACTTCGCAAGCCCACCACCCTCTGCATTCCAAAGTGCCTCCTGCACAGGGAAGGTTGAGAAGTGAAGCTCCATCTCTGATTCAATCTCAGCAATCCTCTTCACGCATTCCGCATCAATCTCAGGCTTGATCGCATTCGGAAGGAACCTCCGACCATCATCACCCCAGGGCACAGTCTTCTCATTGATAAAATTACGCAGCGCCTGCCCCATCTTCTTCGCAGTGTCGAGGTGCGAGGAACTAGAGAAGAGGTTCACCGTTACAGCAGCCCTCTTCTTATTCGTAATCCCCTTCGCCTCATGGAGTTCCTTCGTCGCCTCCTTGTGCTTCTTGACCCCACCCCCATAGCTTGCGTGAAATGAGATAGTCGTACCCATATCCGCAGCAGAAGGGAGCTTCACTTCACTCTTGATTGCTTCCATTTTAGTTCTCCTGTAAAAAACACCGTTGTTTTTAAGTCGTCATCGAAATTGTATATATACTAAAAATATTTTCCAGTTAGAACACAGTATAGCACACGCACAACCAGTGTCAATGTGTGTTAATACCCACACGTACCAGAAATAAAACTGACAAGCCCAACGAGCACAACGAGCAGCATCAGTGCCATTTCTTTTTCAAGATCAGTCATCGTATTCCTCGTAATATTATTTTTCGTCAGGTAAGGAGCGACCCCCAGAAGGGTCGTTACTTCCCTCGGGACAGGTGCAGTACCCAATCCCATCAGTTGACTTACCGCACACCTCACACACACAGGGCCTTCCCTCCTCGGGGTAGTTCATAGCGCCTCCCCCGCTTCTTCCTCGATCTTATCCACGGCCTTGGCGAGGCGCATTAGCTCCTCCTTTGCGGTCTTGCGGGCTCCGTAATTCCCAGCCTCCAAAACGTAAATAAGCATGGGCATTCGCTTCTCCCAAGTTAATTCATTCATAGTCATTGCTCCTCCTCCTAAAATTCCACGCCTATAAGGTCGAGGAATGATTCACGGTTTCCACCTAGATACATAGCGAGATGGTTTAGTAGATCGGAATCAATGTGTGGGTACGCAGCATCAATCAGTTCTATGAATCTTTCTTCAGTCATCACTTCTCCTCCTCGTCCAGCCAGGGACATGCCCTTCGCCGGAGTTGCTCCCATTCTTCCTTGTCCTGCTCCGTCCATGCTGGCAGTTCATCCCAGAATACAACCACCATTTCTTCCTCCTTGATCGGGCCAATGGATCGCAGTCGCATGACTGAGCGCCTTTGCTCCGGAGGTTCCGTCTTGAGATTGTATTCACCACACTCACTGCATTTCCATCGCACTTGCTTCGGGATACTCTTACCAAGGAACATATGCTTCGTGTCCTTGTCGCACTTCTTACAGTATATATCCTCGACTACTCTGGGCATTTCAACACCTCCGTTACCTGATCGAAGTAGCCCCACACTGCTGCCTCGTTGAAGTTAAACTGCTCGTCGCTCTTCGTCTCCATGATCCCGTTGAACCCGGGCCTACCATCACCCATGTCATCGAAAACCTGGGTCACAAGAGCAATTCTTGATTCACCATTCTTGAGTTTATAAGTGACCTCATCCCCCTCACTTATCCCGTGGTGTAGTTTCATATCCATGCTTTCCTCCCCTAAAAAACACCGTTGTTTTTTACTTGATCCGAACCACTTCGTAGAGTCCATCGAACAGATCTCTTGTGATGTACAAAGTATCCAGATCATTCTCCTTATTCATCCTGTCTTCCTTGTAGTTCTCCGCCTCCTTCTCAGTGCCACGGAAGACTACTTCGTAGTCATCGGGGATCTTAGGCCCGAAGACCTGTCCTATCAGGATGTGGTTTTGTATCTTGGCGCGGAGCATCTCTCCAGATTCTCCATTGCGTGGGGTTGCCTTGCTCATCGCCTCCTCCACTTCCTCGTAGAATGCACTCAGGCTCCCCTTCGGGATGCAGATGCCTAGTCTAAACGAGAATCCGTTCTTCCAATTTGTCTTACTCATCTCTTCCTCCTTCTCGCAGCAGCCGAGAGTTTGCTAGTCAAAATATTATTGCCATTCTTCTTTAGATCCAGGTACTTGTTCCCCTTGATGCCTTTCTCTTCTATGATTTCATCAACGAACCACTCGGGCAAGTCCTCAAAGAGCATTTCCCTGATGGACTCGTCGCCACGGGTCACCCGCAGAATGAGGGCTCTGTCTGTCGAAGATTTCTTCGCCTCCTTCCATGCCTGCTTGCATCTCCCATGCTCAAAGGCATCAGGAAATATTCTCAGTATCCTGTATGAGCCATTGAGTTCTTTCAAAAGCTGAGTTCTTTTCTCAGTCATCTTCACCTGCTCTTTGAGCAGGGCATCAACCCTATCTTCAACACTCATCAGAATGGTATCTCCTCTTTCTCTACGAAGACCAACGAAATCATACCAATAATACAAGCAGTGCATTTGATCAGTATCATGATGTCCATCTAGTTCTCCTGTTAAAAAACATCGTTGTTTTTTAGATCTACCACCCAAGCTCTTTCATCTGCCGACAGATGAGGGGCTCATTATCTCGCTCCTTCTGGGCCTCGCTTCGGGTATCAGCATTGGACCAATCAAACTTTTCCTCCTTCTCCTCGATGAAGACTATCCGGGCGATCTCACCCAGGCTCGCAGTGGTGCGGTCATCGTACTCCTCTTCCTTGACCCAGCGCCTATCGTCGCTTCCGAGGTTGCAGTTCATCAGTTCCTTGAAGGTGGGCTCACTCATTCTGTCTCCTCCCTCACCGTGAGTGCCATCATCAGATCTCGACCGATCTGCGCATCCTTCTCCATCTCTTCGTAGTACCGCTCGATTTCTTCTTCGTCCATTTTAGTTCTCCTGTTATAGATTGCCCAATGCAATCTGCCAGGGGCACCCCTCCCGGGATGCCCCCTCCAGATTTCACCGAGAGTGGCGACTCATGCGAAGCATCTCTGTGACAATATGCTTGTCAAACTGCTGCTTCGACCGTCGCCTTTCGATCCTTCGGGAGTCAACCTTCCCCGTTGCCCGACAACAGGGACAGTTCCATCCCCCCGGTCCAGATAGCGGGTAGAATTCCCGCTTTCCAAATCCGATCTTTGATTTGATGTCGTTGTCTCGCATCATGCCTACTTCTCGTCCTCCAATAAAAAACACCGTTGTTTTTTAGCGAGGACTATCCCCGCTTCCGACAGGGGCACCCCTCTCTGGGATGCCACCGCCGGATCTCAACGGGTCAGAATTCTATTCTCAAACCTCCGATTGAGTTCTCGTATATTTTCAATCTTTTCGATGGCCTGCTCCATTTTGATTCGGGCCGAAACATTTGCCGAGTGGACTGCGATACTTTCCAGGTTTACAAATGAACTCCCGTAGGAAACCTGTTCCTCCAGCCACAGGAGAACGTCGTATCCAGTCCCGATTCCCTCATCATCGCCAAGGTCATGGTCAAGTGAGAGGTGGGAAACCACTCCTGATTTCAGAAGTGCGATTGCCGAAGCCGGGGTATTCACAAAAACCCAACCTTCGGGAGCATCTCGTTCGTCATCAAGAAATACTTTGAACATTTCATTCTCCTCCCAATAAAAAACACCGTTGTTTTTTAGCGAGGACTATCCCCGCTTTCGAGGTGCGGTCAGGATATAATTATCATCCGACCGGTACACCCATAGCTCCTCCCCGTACTCGGGGTTCTCAATTTTTGCTGCGTAGTCGGCAACCCTCACCGCGTACTTGTTATTGAGAAATTGCTCACCGTAATTAACACCGTTGATAATTACGTCCCTCTCCCCACCTCGCTGCAGGTGGGTCATATCCTGGAAGTGGGGGCCCTTCTTGACTAGCGACCGGGCGTGTTGCGGGCTGATCTTTTCCAGATAGATATGATCGTGATCGTCGAATACGTAGGTCTTGATGAATGGCTCCGGCATGGCACCTCCAATAAAAAACACCCCAATATTTCCATCACACCGTTGCGGCCATCGCATACAAGTGTGCCCCGGTTCGGGCCCAGCCCATTCGGGCGGGGAAAATATTGGAGTGCTTTAGTAACTAGATATTAGTCTGAGTATTTCCCAATACTTACCTCTCGGATACATCTTGAGATCTGTCTTACCAGCACGGTCCTGTCTTCTGGCCCGTCGCAAGTTCTCGCGTTCCTTCCGCGTGTATCGTCGGAAGCGTCGCCTAAAGTGGTATGTCTCAGCATCGCCAAGGTATTCTATTTCCTCAGCCCTGATGCGGTCGTCGTCCGCTAGCTTCGCAAGTAGTGCCCTGTATTTATCGGCCCCGCCATACTGCCACTCCTCAAGCGTCGCAAGCCCATAGAGGTGATAGGCTCCAGCGGTGTTTCGGGCGTGAGTATTGGGGATGTAGTCGCCATCGAATAGTCGAGGGCCGTCGTGGTTCTGGCGCATCGCATTCCCTCTACCCAAAAAACAGGGGTGTTTTTTGGGGCTACCAGCGCTGAAAAAAACAGCACTGTTTTTACGAGTGGGTATTACCCGGGGGGACGCTGTAGGGCTATCCCCATGGGCGAATAGCCCCCGGGGATACCCCCGGGGGCTACTCTCCACTCTAGACTGTAGTGTCTATGCTGCGGCTTTCTCTGCGGCCTTTGTAGCCTTCTCAATCTCGCGCTGCTCGCGGGCCTGCAGGGCTTCGCGTTCCTTCCGTGCGAGGGTTTTGATTCGCTCCAGCGCCCAATCGATTGCCGTCCGCTTCTCGTGGGCAGTGGCCTCCGGCATGGGGGCGTCCCCAACATGGGAGCGGATAGCCTCCCAACCCCAGCCCAGGGATCGCATAGACTTGGACATGGATACCAGCGCCCGCGCATCCGGCTTCCAAGCTTGATCGGTGGCCCGCTTCAGGGCTGCCAGCGAGTTGATACCCTCATTATCCAGGGCCCGCTTGATCCCCCCAGGACCCTCCAGGGCGTTCGCAGGGTACTTTCTGGCCGCCCGGGCGGCGCTGGAGAAGAGCGTTTCCAGGGACCGGTCAGAGAGCTTCCAAGTACTGGGGGCACCCTCCAGGCTGCAATCCGGGAGTGCCACTGTTTCCCGGGCGTCCCTCCATGCCTGGAGAGTTTCAGCCTTTTGACCATCCGAAAGACGCCCTGCAGCCATGTTGAAGGACTCGGCCAACTCATGCCCAGCGGCTGAAACAGCCCCGAGGAACGTATCCTGAGACTTGTGGGTGGCGTTCCAATCCTTACAGAGTGCCCTGCCCTGGGCCTCTACACCTTCTGCCAGCGCGTAGCTGTTGAGAAAAACAGTACTGTTTTTTGCCACGTTGATTCTCCAATCTGTAGTGTTTCACCCTGTGGTGAAAACCCCCCGGAATCCCCCCGGGGAAACGGGGTCTGGGCGAGGTGCCCAGGACCCCACCCTGCCATAGAACATACTTCAGTGTCAATGAATATACCCTGTTATTGTTTTTGCAGTGTCACTTTCCCCCCCGGGGATAAGGTGGGTGCTTTTGGCTACCCTAGCTATACCCTGGGGGATGTGAGACTATGGGGACGCGTTCGCATAGTTCAACCTTCCCTGGGGGATCCCCGAAGGGGTCCGGGAGAATACTTCGATACCCTAACCACTTCCAGATAGTTCGAGAGCCTAACGACCGGGAATCGGGTTCGTCGCAGCCAGCCTACACAGGAATGTGTACCCCCCACCCCCCCCTGGGTGCTGGCGGAGTCCCAGATTTTGGGTACACACAGTTCCAGACACTTAATTCCCAAATTCCATAACTTTGACATCAAAAAATTATATCAAAATTTGAAAACATTTTGACCATGTGTTACATTACCTAAACCGGAGGAGGTGATAAGGGTGGCTAAAGTACTAACTAAGAAGCAACAAGCGTTTGTGGATGCACTGATTAACCCAGATATCAAGAGTTACTCTGATGCGTACAGGGAAGCCTATGATTGTGGCAAAATGTCACCCAAGGCGATCCGGATAGAGGCCAGCAGGCTACACGCACACCCAGGAGTGACCCAAGCTCTGGATAGAGCTAAGGATAAGATTGAACGGGAGCGAGCCAGAACTAAAATTGCCGAACGACAGGCTGTTCATAGGAAGCTATGGGGTGAAGTGGATGATCCCAACACTCCCAGTTCCTCCAGAGTGGCTGCGCTTAGACTATTGGGTCTGGAAGCAGGCATGTTCTCGGAGAGAATGGAACTAGCAGAGAAGATGCCCAAGTCTGATGCTGAAACTATGGCAGAGATAGAGGAGATACTGGGGGATGTCCTTGAAAGTGAGTAGGGGGGCCATAATCCATATCCAACTAGACCTATCTTCAGACAACTTCATAGAGGAGTTTTGTGAGGCATTAGACATTCTGGATGAATGGCATACTGGTAATTGGCCATCGCCGGTACAGTTCTTTTCTGATGAAAAGGGTGTTATCTACGGTGATGACCTGGAGCTTTTGGAAAAGTGATACCAGTAAAGGATTTCCACTTGACGAACTCATCAAGTGGGGTAGATTGTTATAATCAGAATAACAACACGGTAAAACCGGTGGCAACACGGTAGAGCGTTACCGTTCACTAGACCGGTTTTTTTTCTTTTTGAAAAAAAGATCTAGTATTCAAGTTACCGGGCTAGGTCGATTTCAAACCAGTTACCCAGTATTCGCTCTTAATAGTTACTAGGTAACCGGGGTTATTGGGGGAGGTTTGCCCGGAGCACAACTGGTTGATCAATACCTGGATAAGCTGGGGAAGTTAGACTCTGAGTCCCTTGCGAGGGTCAAGGATCTCCTAAAGCACTTAGCTGAGATAAAGAAGAGGGAGTCTTCCCAGAAGGACTTCATCAAGTTCGTGAAGAACGTATGGCCCGGGTTCATTGAGGGTCATCACCACGGTTTGATGGCAAGAGCTTTTGAGAGAGTGGCCAAGGGGGAGTTGAAGAGGCTGATTGTCAATATGCCTCCTCGCCACACGAAGAGTGAGTTTGCTTCCTACCTGTTACCGGCATGGTTCTTAGGCGGGAACCCGGGTGGGAAGGTTATCCAAACCTCCCATACTGCGGAACTCGCGGTGGGCTTTGGGCGTAAGGTTAGAAACCTCGTAGGTAGCCCGGAGTACCAGGAGATCTTCCCAGGAGTTGGACTCCAGGCAGATTCAAAGGCTGCGGGTCGGTGGAACACATCAGATAACGGTGAGTACTTCGCTATTGGTGTGGGTGGTGCTGTAACGGGTAAGGGTGCTGATCTTCTGATCATTGATGACCCCCACTCGGAACAGGAAGGGCAGAGTGTGGACGGGGCGGTCTTTGACCGTGTATACGAATGGTATACATCTGGACCCCGGCAGAGACTCCAGCCCGGTGGTGCCATTGTGATTGTGATGACCCGGTGGCACAAGAGGGATCTCACAGGTCAGATCACCCGGGCCTCCATTGAGAGAAGCGGTGTAGATGAGTGGGAGATGATTGAACTCCCTGCCATCCTTCCGTCTGGCAAATCCCTTTGGCCTGGGTTCTGGAAGATTGAAGAGCTTGAAAAGCTAAAGGCTGAACTCCCCGTATCCAAGTGGCAAGCCCAGTACCAGCAGGATCCCACCTCGGAAGAGGGTGCGATTGTAAAGAGAGAGTGGTGGAAGGACTGGGAGCCTAGAGATCCTCCCAAATGTGAGTTCATTATACAGTCCTGGGATACAGCGTTCTTGAAATCAGAGCGCGCAGATTATTCAGCCCTCACTACATGGGGGGTTTTCTACAGAGATGGCGATGACGGGAAGGCTGCTGCCAATATCGTACTTCTCGATGCCATGAAGGATAGACTCGAATTTCCGGCGCTGAAGAAAACTGCCATGGAGCAGTGGAAGCGCTGGAAGCCGGATGCGTTCATTGTTGAAGGAAAAGCCGCCGGGATGCCTCTCATCTTTGAGTTGAGGGCGATGGGCATTCCCGTTCAAGAGTACACCCCCTCTCGCGGCAACGACAAGATCGCCCGAGTCAACGCGGTCGCTGATCTGTTCGCATCCGGCACAGTTTGGAAACCACAGAAGAGATTTGCCGAGGAAGTGGTTGAGGAGTTCGCCTCCTTCCCGGTCGGCGAACACGACGATCTGGTGGACTCCTCAACCCAAGCCCTGCTCCGATTCCGCCAAGGTGGGTTTGTCCCCTTGGATTCGGATGAGGAGGAGGAAAAGTTCAGACCCAAAAAAGTGGATTACTACTAGGATAGAGGGACAAGATGGGACAAGGACAGGACACTCAAGGTGGATTCAGTACCGGTTTTGGGGACACGAATCCCTTTACCCAGTTTAGTTCTGGTTCTTCCCTAGCCAATACACAACCCAGCACTAGCGGTATGTCGGGTCGTTACAACCCCTACATGATGAACCAGGCTCCTAGCCAGGGATACGTAGATCCGTACAGGTCCCAGGTACCCGGCTACACGGGCGGTGGCGGCGGCTGGGGTAGCGGCACCCAGAATATCATCAACAACAACCTCGGTGGTGGGATGGGCGGTTACGGCAGCCCCTGGGGAATGCCGATGGGCGGCTACGGCGGCTACGGCGGCCCCCCGGGATGGGGCTGGACTCCCCCTCCGCCCCAGGAAGGCTCTGCGGGTTTCAATGAGATGATGGCCCTGTACTCCATGTTGGGCGCGTCAGGTATGGGTCAGCCTCCAATGAGTCCCTATGCGGGCATCATGAATACAATGAATTACATGATGGCCAATTACCCGGATCAGACACTCGCCTACCTGAGTGGCATTTTTGGTCCCCAGGAAGCAGCGGAAGTGGTGGCCCAGGATCCAATGACTGGAGAGGGTGTGACGATGGCACCCCGCCCCATGACCCCGGGAGTGAGGGGTGATGTTGGGAATGTCCCGGTAAGTGCACTTGCGGGTACGGATCTTGGCGGCCCCATGGTCAGACAGCGCAATATTGATGCACTGAATGAGAGCTTTCTCCCCGGTGGGTCCAGGTTCCAGGCTCCCCCCGTGGTTCCCCCTGTGGCTGCTCCCAACCCCGTTGCCGATGCCATGGGCCTCGGGGGAGACCTTGTAAATCCGGATGCTGTGAGAGACTGGTCACCCCCGGGTGGCTGGGGCGCTCCGGCTGCCAGTCCCACTAACCCCGTTGCTGATGCTATGGGCCTCGGTGGGGATCTGGTAAACCCGGACGCTATAAGAAATTGGGCACCTCCGGTAATGAGCCCCATTACCCCAATGCCCACCCAGCCCGCACCAGCGGTGAATATCACTAATCCTGGGTTTGCTCCGGCAGCACCTGCCCTACCCCAGATCCCGTCTCAGTTTGTTCAGCCGAACATGCCATCGGTGACGGGCCCGGTACCGGCACCCGTTGGGCCCGAGGATCCCTGGGGCGCATTCGCCCGTCCGGAGAATTTGGCCGCCGCCAATACGATCCAGGGTGGAATACTTTCAACCCCGACAGATCTGTTCGGAGGCTTCTCACCGGGCATGTTTACTGGACGGATTCAACCCCAATTGAACCTCCCCCCGCCCGGGACGCCTGGGATGAACATTCCGCCCTGGCAGCCGCCGACTATGCCTGGGACCAACCCGCTCAACCCGTTTGACCAGCCAGGTCTCTCGGGCCATCAGGGCCTCGCGGCCCACGAAGTAGCGATGGGGGGGCCATAGGAAATGGGCCAAGGTGGAGCAGTTGGACCGAGCCAACAGAATCCCATGGTTAGCCAGCAGAACATTCTGGCCAATAGGGAACATTTGAATAGGATGAGACGGAGCAGGGGTGGTGCTGTTGGTAGGGGCGGTGGTGCTACGCAGAACAGATTCTTGACTGCCAGACAGAATAGCTTGCCCGTTGACTTTGAACCCGTGCCTGGGGAAACCCTGCGGGAACCAATGAGCACCTATAGACTCCCCGGTAGGCGTCGAGGCGGCAGGCGAGGCGGTAGGAATCTGGGCCGTGGGAGCGCTGCTCATGCCACGCTGGAGACTGATATATTCAGCCCTGGCGATGGTGGCCTCCGGGCCCCCCGGCAGGATATGGATCAGTACCTGACAGATCCCGGATTTACGTTCCCGGAGACTAATTTTCCCCAGTCTCACAGTGATCCTGTTGCTGGAGATCCTATTGGAACTCCTGGGTCTGACTTGAGGGGTCAGCGCATGAGGGGCATTGATAGGAGCAGTATCGCCCAAATGCAGTGGGCCATGAGCAACCTGGGCAGGATCACGGCTGGTGAGACCGGTCTAAGGCCAACATGGACACAGCAGACATTGCCCCAAGTGCCACCGGTAGGTAGTTACGGCACGACAAGTGGCGAACATGGATTCAGCGGTCCTTCGGCACAGCATCTCCAGGATCCGACCCGGGCAGGCTTGGGAGTCCCAATGTCGGATTATCACAGAAGGTTTGCCAGCAATTTTCAGCCAATAGCTGATCCGGAGCCCGTGCCCCTCCCGCCCTGGGGGGCCGAGTGGCAAAATCGGCACATGGATGCACCGTATGGGTATATTGATGTTTTCTCCGGAGGGGCTGGACCCGGAGCCGGTTTCGGTAATAGGTTTGGGAGGCCATAGGAAATGGGCCAAGGTGGAGCAACTGGAGCAAGTCAACAAGGACAAGGACGCCCCAGGGGCGGAAGGCGTGGGGGTAGGGGTGGAAGCCCTCCCCATGCAACTAGACCCAGGGAGATTGCTCCCGGGTATGAGACTGGTGAGGGGCCCACATTCTCCACCCCCACACCCCGGCCCA